TCCAGTCTGGGATATTGGGGATGGATTTCAAAAATACCCCCAACACATACAGGACAGCCGCCACAATGTACATATTCTCGGTAATAAACTGGGTAAACTCACTCATCACAAATTTCCTCCTTACTGTTTCAAGTCCTTGGTGGGGAGGGTATGAACCTTCTCTATCCTAGAATCCATATCTCCATTCCACCCGTGGGCCTTGTAATTCAAATACATCTCTTCCAGAATCCGCCGCTCCGATGGGGTGGCGTATCCCTTGTTCAACAACCTCTCGATTTCCTCGGATAGTCTGGCATAAGCCAATAAACGGATGGTATCAAGGCCTGTCCGCACCTCTCTGATCAGCGCGTCTCTATCCGCTTTTTCCTCCTTCGCCTCGCTGTCCTTCTTGTCAAAGAACCGCTTGATGAAGAACAGCAAAATACCATTGATCCCAAGAACCGAGAGAATCGACAACGCTACTTCCACATCTAATCACCCCCTATTCGATGGTTAGCTGGAATTTGCCAATGGCCTTGCCAAACAGCCCAGCATATCCATCCTGGCCATTTGTGGTCTCATTGTCATGCTGGAAGGGATAATACCCGCCACCCACAGGAGCCACCCGGTACTCGGCTTTTTTAAAGGGTCGAATATCATCGGGGGTATAGAAATACACCTCAATGGCGTCGATCACCTTCCCATTACCGGCGTAACCGTTCACGATATCATTGATGTTGTATCCAGTTACCCAGGGGAGCCAGCCTCCGCCCATCACATGCACCCGGTACTTTACCGACCCATGGGACACCCCGATGGCCACATCGGTAATGGGACTATCCTCCCACCCAGCGTAGTCTGCAAGGTTACATACCTCCGGTAGCCAGCCATGCTTTCGGGTGCGGACCCGATAGAATGCATCAATCTCCTTTGTACTGGGAACAGGAGCTGGCATGGGCTGAGGAGTTTCCCCGTTCATAAAGCTCTTCACCATGTCCAGGAATCGCTGCCAGCCCATATCCAAAGTACGGTGCGGACAATATTTACCGCTGTAATCCTGATGCTTGGTCACTTTATCGATGCCCCAGCCGTAGCTTTTTAGCAGCATCGCAGTATACTCCGCTGCGTTCTTCTCGGCTTGGATGAACCGCTCACCGCCGCTCTTGCTATAACAGATTTCAATGGCAATTCCCTGGCGGTTTCCCACCCTATTCCCATCACCCGCGTTCCAGGAATTGCGGGTAAAGGGAATGCACCGGATTACCTCTTTGTCATCTATTACTACATGAAAGCTGGCTTCGTTGTTGTTTCGGGCCATGTACAAGGCTTCGTTTTCAGCCGGAGCATCGTTTGCTGTATTATGAACGATGATCCGGGTTGCCGTCATAGCATAGGGACACTTAATCCCATACTTGTTTTCAGGCACAAGCATATTTCTGATTGGTACCATCAATATTCCTCCTCATTCCATGATAAAGGGCGGGAATTCCCCCGCCCTTACTGCTCTGTTCTTAAAGCTCTGTGTGTCTTACATCCATTTTCCCTTTGCATGGATGCTAATGATGCCTGAGAACGTCCCACTCGTTCCACGCAAAAGGACAAAGGCTCCAGTTTGGGAAGTGGAAAATTTGCTCCAGCTTGAGCTAGAACCCGTCCCAAGAAAGATCGTGGAAGTCGTCTGGGCGTTTACCGTAGCGGTCATCACAGGTAGATCAATAAAGGTAATGGGGAAATCGACGCCCTCTGTGTATCCGTAATATGTGCCGCCCCAAGCGTTGTTTATATCCACGCTGGACACTTGAAGATTTCCCCAGCATTCGTATACTCCGGAAGCCCATTTTCGGTATTCCCAGATCCCGCTATTCCCGGATTCAATCATGTAATCCTGCACCAATCCGTTGATCGAAAAACCGGTTGCAGCATTGACCACCCCTTCCGGTAATCCTTCCGGCATCGCCTGTCCAACAGAAAGTTTGTTATCCAAGCGATTCCCTGCTTCATCGTATACACATTTCGTAAAGGTTTTGGGAAAGAGATTATTCAACCCCTGCTTCAGATTTGCAATGATATTTGCCATGGTTGCCTCCTATATGTACCGGCCTATCACATAAGCAGTGATATATGCATCAGCCAATGTTTCTGTCTGATAGCTAGACATTAACCTGTACTCAATATTTCCACTATCTACCCAATATTGAGTAGTAGTAAATACGCGACCATCGTTATAGGAGGATAAGTTGACATGATCTATTTCTACAAACAGCCCACTTGGCAAAGGTAAAATCTGTGTATTGGTGTAATATAAATATTGGGCATTATTTGTTAGAGCTATCTGTCCTATCGTCTTTTTACACCGACACTCAAGGTACCCACTTGCCCATTTCCGATAGCTCCAGATGCCGCTGATACCAGTTTCAACCACCCGGTCCGCCATCTGGTAGTCGCTTGCCGGATACCCCCCCAGATAATCCGCATCAACGCTCGGGATCTCCCCCGATATGGTTTCGTCCGCCGTGTACTCCACAAAATCAGCTAGGCGGGCATTTAATTCTTCTTCGCTCATGCCATCTTGTCCTGCTGGGCCTTGAGGACCAGTCTCGCCCTGTGGACCCATCGGTCCAGTATCCCCTTGTGGACCTTGAATGCCTTGTGGACCTGCTGGCCCCTGAATACCTTGTTCTCCTTGAGGGCCTACGGGGCCACGCTCCCCTTGTGGCCCTACGGGACCCTGCAACCCTTGCTCCCCTTGCGGGCCTTGAATCCCAGGTTCGCCACGCAGCCCCTGAATGCCTTGCGGACCCTGGGGACCTATCTCGCCTGTGTCTCCTTTGTCCCCTTTATCGCCTTTTTCTCCCTTCTCTCCTCGTGGAAGCATAAAATCCAGTATAGGGTGTTCTTTATCGCCTCGGCGTGTAATTCCAGGCGTATCACCCATAGACACCGTACCTATTTGTATATCTGGGGTTATTCCCGCACCATTTCTTCCACTCGGGCCACGCTCGCCCTTGAAAACCGTCAAATCAACGATGGTTTCCCAATCGCCGCCATAACGGTATTCCAGCCTTTTTCCCTCTATTCGAAACTCAATGCCTTTACAAACTTCCTCTTCAACCTCCGCAATCCTATCCTGGATCATTTTCGTAATTCCACGCAGATGATTTTGCTCTTGTACAGTCAAAGAAAAAGCCCGTTGAAGATTCACTTCACGAGCTTCCATGTCACCATAAATTTTTGTTATCTCCTGAGGGATACCCTGTGCGATCTGCTGAACTGCGGCCTCATTTTGATCTACTCGCTGTGTCAAACGCTGGATCTCCAGTGTGATCCGCTGAAAAACAGCCTTCGTATTGGCACTCAATTTTTTTATATGCTTCGCCAGCGCCTGCGTTATCTTTCTATCCATCCCATTCCTCCAGCATTCGAATAATCTCATCAAGCCCTTGGCCCGGGGATGTATCAATAGGAGGCCTCTGGCTAGGCTCTTGCGCCATCATTGCCTCCTGCTGCATTGCCTGTTGTTGCTGTGCCGCCATCATCTCCTGTTGCTGTTGCAGTTTTTGTTCCAGCTGTCCCCGAATTTTCCCTGCCATAGGATAATGTAGCGTCTCCATCAGACGCCAAAACAAAATCATCGTCTCTAGCTGCGCAGGATCCCCAAACACACCCTGTTGAAAATTCATCCGAGTTTCCTGCCACATGGCTTCTCGATTATTTGCAAGGGTTCCGGATGCATCTACACCAAACAAAAAATTATCGTTGTAATACCATTCCCCCGCCTCATCCTGTTCCAGGAAATCGTAGCGATTAAACTGCTCATACTGCTTATGTCCCTGTTTATCCTCGGACACAAAAGGCCGTGGCTCATCAGCATAAGCCAACTTAAACTTGAACATCAATTCAAACAAATCTTGGTAAGCAGCATTTTTCATTCTCCGTTTGCTCTCTAACCGTCCAGCGCTTTGTTCAATCTGGAGCTGCTTCGCCTTTCCACTCTGAGCTGTCGTGTCCGGCTTGCCTTGGAAGGTGTCCGTTATCCCCAAGGTGGATTTCGCCTCAATATATGCCTTGTCTCTTTCGGTACTGTCATAGCTGATATTGGGTTGGAGGGTATGCACCTGGATCATATTCAGCTCATTTGGGTTTTTTACCTCCAGAATTTTGAATTCGCTGTCATCTTTCCGGAAATTTACGCCCTTAGGTAAGGATACGAAAGAACCGCCTTTCAAAAGCTTCTCTTCGATCTTGCTTCCCAGCTTATTAATCAGCATTTGCTGGTCCCTGATCTTATCTATATCGCTATCCCCCATAAACTGTCCAAAAGCAGAAACGTTCTTCCTGGGGATAATCGGATAGCTGTTGGGCTTATAATACGGAAGCTTCGTTTGGATCATTTCTCCATCCGTTCCCTGGATATATGCTGGAATCACAGTCCCATCCTGCAGGATCATGTCTTCCACCAACGCCTCTTCGTCTATGCTTCCCTTTTTAAATTTGTTGTTACCGCACTCACAGACGCTGTCCTCATAGGGTTTTGGTTTTCCGCACACCGTACAACGCTCTAGCTGCCGAGCTTGGTAGTCTTCCATGTCTTCCAGAACGGTATCGTTTACCCAGGAAAAGAGGCCAATACCGCCATTTTTATTGCGATAATAGGCGATGCATTGTGTCACCTTATCATCGCTGTTGACCACTTGGTCCGGCGTAGTTGTTATTTCTGGATTGCTTTCCTCCTCTTCGTCAACATCAACGCCATATCTCCGTTTGATATATTCCTTTGTTCTGGCAAACATAACAAAGATATAATCCATCTGCTCGATGCTGGTAACTCCTGGCTGTGGCACCACCTGCTTCGGATGTAAAATTGAGATGGAGAGATCCCCGGTTGTATTGTGTGTTCGCTTGGTATTATCCCATTCCACAAAGAAAAAGGACCCGCCCTGTATTGGGGTGGTCCTCTCCTGTTCATCGTTTAATCTCTTGAACGGCAAACGCTCCATATCAGACCGCAAGCTTTCCTCTACAATATGGGCTAATCCTTCGCAGTGCTCGCAGTTGGTGGTAACCTTGGGAATTGGGATATTGCTGTCAATTTGACTTTCTACCAACTCAAAGATGATATTTCTAGTATGGCTCGCATCCTTAACAGCCTTTGTTCCTTGGATCTTCCCATCAATTGTCCGGGTCCCTTTATACAACGCTTCCCGCTCGTCCATCAAAGCATATTGAGCCTGGTATTCCTTCTTAGCGGTTTCCAGTCTCTCCTGCCACTTTGAAAGCTCAGGGTCCCGAAACGGCTTTTTGACCGCTCTCCTGATTCGATTCTTGATTTTCATTAAAAAGGATTCCCCCATTTCATAAGTAACCGTTCCTGCTCCACCGCGTCAGCGTTATAATAATCTTCAAACTGGTCTTTGTACCATTTCACCTTTGGCGGCTTTAACGGTTCTGCCGCATAAGGCCTGGACGCCACAAAATAGCGAATGGCATCGGGCGCGTGAGTCAATTCATGCGGATCCTTTGCCGCATCGTTTGGATTATATTCGTCGTGTTGCAGCAATGGCAAAGTTCGAATGAGATTGATGCAGTTTTCAAATATCCGTATTTTTGCAGCCGGCCTCCCCTGCTCATCAGCAATAGGCTTTAGCCACTCGCGAAGTTCGTACCATCCCTGTATCCGATCATTGTTGGCTTTGGACAGATAAATGCCATGTTCGCTAAATATCTCCGCCGCGCTTTTTCCGGTATCCTGCCGCCGATTCCAGAGGTCTGGAGGCGCAATGTGCTGTTCAATTTGTTCATCCCCCGTAAGCTCATCAATCATTTGAGCCGCATCGGATATGATGAGGCCTGGTTGATACAGCTCGCGGTAAATATACGCCATTCCTTGATGGTCAACCGCAATCCAATAGGCCGCCAGCATATCGAGCCCATAGTCCAATGCAACATATCGCAGCCAGTCCACCGGAATTTCAAAAGGCCGCAAGACATGGATCTCTCGTCTAAACTCTGTAAAATACTGTCCAGCAAACACATCCCAATCCCCGTAAAGATGCGCCCGCTTCATTTCCTCCGGAAGTGTTTCCAGCGCCTGTACGTATTCTGGGTTATTGTCCATCAACGTTTTGTTATCATAAACCTGTGCGGGGATAAACACGTAGTCCTGTGGGTTTTCAGCACCCTTATATTGCTTATCGATAAATAGCCGCTTGAACCATTGGTGTCCCACATTTCCCGGGTTGCTAGTATAATACATCCTAGGAGTAAAGTCCCTCCTGGTAGAACGATTAGACGTCAGCAAGAAGTCTTTTTGGCTTTCAGTAAAATGTGTTGCCTCCTCCAGCCCAATGACTTCGTATTCCTGCCCTTGGTACTGATAAATGTCCGCTTCGCTGTCACAGTAACCCATTTTAATCCGGGATCCATTGGGGAAGACAAACGCTTTATCCGTATCCGTATATCGAGCATAGCCGAACAACTCTGCCCGCATGGGATTGATGTGGTTTTCTCGAAGTTCTGGTAGCGTGCGCCGAAGCAGAAGCAATTTCAGCCCCGGATATCGCATGGCCAACATCACAAATTTGCGCCGCATCGCCCAGGACTTTCCCCCGCCCCTAGCTCCCCCATAGGCAATATGTCTCGCCGTCGCCTCAAAAAAAAGCCTCTGTTTAGGGTTAGGGATTTCCTCCCGCAGCGCTCGAAAGATTGGCGCTTCCATCATTTGCTCCAGTCATCTAAGGGGCCTTCAAACTTTATTACAACTGGAACATCGCCCCCATTCAACTCCTGCTCCACTCTATCCACAAACAACTTATGGCGTTTACCCAACAGCTCAAGCGCTTTTAACGTGTTACCTGCCCTCTCTTTTTTATCTCTTGCTATTTCCGTCAAGCGCATCAACACCTCTTCCGCACTCATAACTGCGTCATTATGGGATATTTCAAGATGCTCATCGATATATTTTTTTACAACTGGTTTTTTTAGGTTTTCAGAACCTATGGCTTGTGCGGTTTTAGGACTATACCCTGCACGAATCGCTGCTTGGGTAGCATTGCAGTCTATCAAGTATTCATCACAGAATCGTTTTTGTTTTGCTGTCATTTTCGGCAATTCGGCCATAATAGTCACCTCCTCACTAGTCATCCTGCCCTTTTATACACGTCTCTGCTAAACAGTACAACGCCTCATCGTCGTCCTCACAATATTCACAGCTCAAACATAGGCTAATATGCTCCATCGGGTCCATTTATAAAGTCGCCTTCATTTCTCTGCGTCGCCCATCCAAATAGATCACCGGGCTTTCTTTGCTGCTGGGCTTAAACTCCATCGCCTGTCCATAGCCGCCATAGCCTAGGTTTGCTGCCGTATTGACAAACAGTTTGTCTACCAAAGCACAACTTCTAGTGCTGGGACTTGCCCGATAAAAAGCTTGCTTCATAACCATAGGTAAATGAGTATGCGCGTGAAGATAGACGTCGGTATCTACAATAGAGGCCATATCTGCTAATCTAATAGCTTTTGCTCCCTCTTTCCTGCCGCCACCGCCCCCATGGGTCATATAAATGGAATACGTCATCTTCCTCCCGTCTGAACGACGCCTGGAGGATTCTCCAAAGGATACCCATAGCAGAATTCCATCCGGGGAAAACTTGTCATCCAACCCCATCTCACGGACCATGATATAGGAAAGGTCTATGCCCTCCTTCTTGTACGTTCTGTACTCGTGGTTCCCAGTTGTAACAGCCAATATTTTATCTTTTATGGGCGCAAACAAAGATACCCCCTGCATCACCTGTTGCATCGGTGTAAGCAGCTCGCCGTACATATCAGATACGCTGGTTTTCGTCGCATTGTTGAGGATGTCCCCGTTTAAGACACAATAAGCGTTGGGCGTATTCCTTACATGCTCTATTCGATCATGGATAGCCTTATAGTCACAATGAGCATCTCCAATATGGAGGTCAGCAAAGGTATGCAGTTCCAAGATTTTGAATTCTTTAGACAACTCTGCCCTAACTTCCTTCATGTAATTCCTCCTATTACACCGCTACGCCTCCCACCCCTGGCTCATCACACGGTGTAAAATACCCCTAACGAAAAAGGAGCCTCAAGCAGCTCCTTCTTCTCTCCAAATATATACCCCCGGGCCCGTAGGTTGCCGGAGGCGTGGACCTAAAGAAAATACATAATTCTCTTGATGTAGACAAAAAACTTGTATATAATTTTAATGCAAATATTTCCAAAGGAGGGATGCTCTATGTCCCAATTTTTGTATTTGCCGCGTTCTTTACAGAAGGATGAAACAGCGCTTTCTTCAATCACAGTGTAAGAAGTCTGCGTCACGCCATCCTGATACGCTTGCCGTAGAGTACGCTGTCCTTTAGCGTATATCCCCCACACCAACAATGGGAGAGTCAGCGTTATACCCCAGAGAAAACCGTTGCCCAAAACGGTCAATGCCTCGGCCAAGGCATTTGCAAGGTATGTGGAGTGAAAATAGTTGGCAACAGGGCCTCCGTATTGGGCGTACGGGGCTCTGTTGTTTTTTATGATCATTTCTCCCGCTCTCTACACTACCATAATACAGGATACAAAACCCAACTCGTCTGGTTATTTTAGTCCAATCTTTTTTCTATACCTTCGCCAGGTTTCAAAAGCGCTTTCCTCATTAGCATACCCGCATGAATCCGCTACCTCTTGCCATGTTTTTCCCATAAGAAATCGTTCCCGTGCCAGTGTCCGCATGGCAGAATCTTGGATACAGTCTATCCAGGAGTTTATGGAAATCAGCTTCTCCCCAAGGGCTTCCATCTTATCGCATAGTCGATCCTGCAACTCAACGATCCGTACAGCGCCATTGCCTACCTTATCGGCCTTGTCTCCTACATATGGCATTCCGGTAAGAATAGGGGTGATTGCCTCAGCCTGGGAGCGCAGCGCCTCTATATTCTCTTGTAGCCGCTTTATCTCCTTCCGCAGCTTGTATGCCTGACGGAGGTCCGCATCTGTCATGACTTCACCTCACAAAGTATAGTTAATGCTTTCTTCTGCATAGGCAATCTTCATTTTCGCTGTAATCACAGCACGGGCTGCTATACTTGCAATCGCAACACACCCCCTTGATGTTCATTCCGCTTCCTCCCTCCCGGCAAGCCAATCCAGAGAGACACCAAGGGCATCGGCAATCCCAACAGCTATATCCAGCGATGGGGTTTGAATATTTCGCTCGTATGCTGATATAGTCTGACCAGATACACCTACCATCTCCGCCAGCTCCTCTTGCGTTATCAAATCCCTGCGCCTTGTCAGTATAAGTCGTTCAGCAAAGACCTTGTTTTTCTTCTCCATGGTTTCACTTCTTGTTTCCTTCTTTTTCGCTTTTCCGCATACAGCCCCAGGAACACACCAGCCGTCTCTTTGTATCATGGTAAATGTGGTATGCTGCCGGGCAATACTTTTTCCCACAGATTGGGCAGACAAGTAATCTACGCATATATTTACACCTCAACAATTTCTCTCCCGTACCGTTCATGAAACAGCTTGGCTTTGATCCTGTACTCCTTGGTCCTTACCCCTTTTGCGTCCTCTACGCTCCAGGTACCATCCATGTTCAGCCGCACAAAATCCGCCTTGTACATCACTCCGCCAGGGAGTTCAAACGGCACCTGGTATAGCACTTTAGCGATCTCTCCTGCTCGAACCATCAATTCCAGGTCCGCCGCTCGGTTCGCCTCTCTTTGGCTATCAAATATCCTACCGCCATATTCCGTCCGCCTATTGTGATACTTGGGAGCAGATTGTTTTTTCCCGGGCAGCTTCCCGGTTTTGCAGTATTCCAGGTATTCTGCCGCCGACATAGTGTCAAGCTGGTTCATCGCGTCCCACCGTCGCCTTTCTCACCGCCTCAAACACTTGAGCAGAGTCCTTCACCGGGGGATATAATCCGTTTACCATCTTGATATAGCGCATATATCCGTCAAAGCTATGGGCCGACTCGTCCTTTCTCGCCCGGTCCAGCAAATATTTCACACGAATATCCAACTCAAACCTCCTTAAAACGGGGAGTCTTCCTCGATGGGACGCAGCCTTGCTTGCACCGGCACCCAACCAAATACCTTTTTGTTGCCCACGCTTGGCACATAATACCGCCGGGAAACCTCGTCAAAGTCCAGCCCAATCTTCGCTCCCGCTCCATACCATCGGTTTTTTAGGACGCTTAACACCGCGTCACAGCCCACGCGCCCCTGGTCTTCTACATCGACTCGCTCCAGGGAGAACACATTGCTTGCCCTGTTGGTAATATCAGCGGTTCCAGCCACGTCATCGTTTTTCAAACCGCCGTCGTTCTTTCTGGGATGCGCCACCAGATGAACATGGACGTTGTAACGGTTGGCAAACTCAACCAATCGACCCACAAACTCCGATTGTGCCCTGTAATACCCGTTTTCGCTTTTGAAGGCGTACCGCGCGGTCATGAGGTTGTCCACCAAAAACACCTGGCAGCCATATCGTTTCGCCGCCAGCTCAAAGGCGTTTAGGATGCTATCCTCCTCTCCGCTCTCCGAGATGGTGTTGTCGTAAATCCACACCCTTCCGCGGTACCATTCCCGAATCTGATAAGCGGTGGGCTTTGGCACATAGTTGATGGTCTTTCCGCTGGAGTCCAGAAAGCTTTTGATGTAATCTGAACCCGCTATCTGAAGATGAAACCAGTGCTGAAACCGATCCGCGCGAAGCTCACCAGAATAAATGCATACCCTGATCCCAGCATCCACGGATTCCGCGCATATCTGGGACAGCAGCGTTGACTTACCCTCTCCACGGCGTCCTGTCCATACCGACAAATCACCAAAGAGAAACCCGCCAATGGCCTTGTCAAGCTCCTTGATCCCGCTTAACGCCTTTGGCATTTTCGCCATGTCCATGGGCTCAACGTCCGCTAGTTGAATCAATCCATAGGGCGGGACTTCCCTCGCCGTGAGATATGCCTCTAAAACGGCGGTTTTCCCCTGTGCACACAGCAGCTCATTGGCGTCTTTACATTCGTGCTCCACAATATGGATGGCGTGGTGATTCAGCCGCAGCGCTAGGGCTTCCACCATCTTTTTCCCGGGGGTGTCGTTATCCCCGTACAGGTAAATGTCGTCGTACCGCTCCAGAAACTCCCAACAGGTATCCAACCAGGTAAGGTCCTCAGACCCGGACGGGACTGAAACACAGTTTGGGATTCCAGACTCATGCCCGCTCATGGCGTCAATTTCACCCTCGAAGATCGCCAGTGGTTGACTGGGGTCGCATAGGTGCATCCCAAACAGAATGGGCATTGTCCCTTTCTCACGCCAGGACTTCCGTTCCCCCTTCTTCACCTCTCCCACAGGCCGGAATTTCAGGAAAACCAGTTCCTCCTTCTCATCCAAGAATGGAAACGCTACATTCCCGTTTTCGTCGGCGCATACCCGGTAAGAATCCTGGGTAGCCGCAGAAATTCCACGGCTCTCTAAATATGATTTCACGGCACCCGGCGCCTTTTGCAGCTTGGTCTTGGGCCGCGTATATTCCTTCTGCTCCGATACCCCAAAATCCCGGCACAGGTCCACAAACCGCCCCTGCTTTCCACAGGAGCCCCGCTTGCAGTTAAACGTCAGATTCCGGGTATTCAGCGCAAAGGTGTACTTGTCTTTCCGCTCTCCGCCTTTGCAGTAGGGGCAGTAGGTTGGGATAATCTCATCCCCTTTTACGCTGTATGGCGCTAGATATATCCGCGCGAATTCGTTGGCGTCCACTACAAAACAACCCCTTCGTATCTGTCCTTCTCCACTTCACTTTTGTTCTTTCGTTCCCATGTTCTAACTGCCGCTTGCCAATCCTTCATGGGGTTCTTGCCTATTCTCCAACCCTTGGCCATATAAAAATCCACAAACTGCCCCGCATCTATGCCATTGTTCCGCTCTTTGCAATATGCGGCCACCTCCTCTACGGAAGGAGGAACAAATCTTTTTTTAGATACGTTAGTATCTTTTTTTATGTTTGTGTCTGTGTTTGTGTATATTAATGTGGCACTACTTCGGGTAGTCCTTTGGGTAGCAGCTTGGGTACTAACTTGAGTAGCATCTTGGGTAGTAGCTTGGGTACTATTTGCCATAGTAGTAACTTCATTTACGCTTTTTACCGTGTATGTGGTAGCCCTTGTCCCATTGGCTCGAAACTCAATTAACCCCATTTGCTTCAAAGCGTTTCTAGCGTTATAGACTCCCTTTCGGGATAGGCCTGTTATGGATTCTAGGACTTGATTCGAAACAGTAATCTGCCGGGTCCAGTGACTTTTGTTGCAAATGTGCATTAAACCATGCCATAGTGCAATCTGCCCCGTGGACAGCTGATTGGTCAACATCAAATCGTAAAAGCCCTTGATCTCACCTATATAGTCCATATCTGCTTTTCTCTAGAACGGATAACTATCGTCTTCAGAGGTCTGGTTCTTGGAGTTGCGCTGTACCCGGTCCAAAAACTCTACCTCTTCGGCGATAAGCTCCATCACTTGGCGGTTACTCCCATCCTGGGTTTGATAACTTCTGGTTTGCATTGCCCCACTCACCCCGACCTTGCTTCCTTTTTGTAGACGTTTGGAGCAAATATCAGCTAGAGCACGCCAGCATACAACCGGAATGAAATCCGCTTGGCGTTCACCATTTTTATCGGCAATCCGGCGATTGATCGCCAACGTAAACGTACACACGCTATGACCACCGTTGGTGGTCCGGATTTCCGGGTCTTTGGTGAGATTCCCAATCATCACAACTTTGTTCATCATTACCCCCACTTTGTGTAGATTAGTTTTGATTCATCCCAATCCGGGTACTTGGACATCAGGTACTCCCGTATCCTTCGCCCGATCTCCTCATGTTCTTCCCTGGTGCCATTGTCGTAACGATCATGGCAGCGGTTCTCCGTTAGGCCGGTGCAGAGGGTCACAACATTCTCCTCTATCCCCAGCCCTCCCTTCGCCCGTGAAATATAGTGAGCGTTTGGCATCACATTGTAGCTGTTCCCGCATACCACACAGCGCCCCCTGTCTCGGTTCCATACTTCATCCTTTACCCTCTTTGAAATATCCGTGGCCTTAGACCGCCTGCTTTTCATCCCAAAGGCTTTTCATCCTTTCAATCTCATCCGGAGTTCTGGTTTCCAGTCCCAAGCCCTCCGCTTCCTCCACCAGCCAGTCCAACAACCGGCTCATCTCCTTGGCGTCGTAGGCGGAGGACCCCTTGTAGGCATGAATGGTAGTAAAACCTTTCGTTGTCCCCATGTCGAAGGCCATCCATCCCAATCCCATCTTCTCCCAGCACTCCATAACGCCTCTTGCGTCACATTCTGGAACCCATAGCTCCACGAACGCCCCTACCTGTCCAATGGCTTGCCGGTAGATTTCCTCCTTCGTTGCCCGTATCGACTCCGCAATGGCTTCACACAGCACCCAGCAATAGGCATTGGCGTCCATGCTTCGCTTGTTGTAGTGGCGCTTGATCTCCATTCGATACGGTTTGTCCTGTTTGTTGGCGATAAATCGCCTAGCTTCAAAGAAACTCTGAGGCGATAGCCTCAACTGGAGCCATACCTCCCCATGGTCATTCCGTAAGGACGCCTGATCAAAGATCATTCCTCCCATGGCAGCTTCTCTTCTTGGGGAATGTTCCACACCTCTTTGTACATCTTGTCGTACACATCCATGGGAATCTTGTCTTTAGAAACCTTGTACTTCTTCAAAAGGGCCTCATATTTTGCTCTGTCTTTTCCCACCGCCACATACAAAGCCTCTCTCGCATTCACGTCGGCGTACTCAGTCTTGTTGGCGGACTGCTCTTTTGCCCCCTGCTTGGGCTTTGAGCCCTCATTCCTGTTTGGATTTTGATCAGGGTTTCCGGTCAATGTGTCAAGCAGGTCCGTTTCCACGATTTCAAAGGCCGTGGTGTACAAATACCGCCTCTGATAGGTCTCTACCGCCCCTAGGTTCTGCACCTCGTGGCATCCCTTCAGATTGGCCTTGCTCATCGGGCTGGTAAACACAATTCGCTCCTCGGGTTTCTCGCTGTTCACCAAAGTCAAACTCGCCAAATCTTCCGTAAAGGAACAGAATCCCGTCAGTTTCTTTTCCAACATAATTCGGTTGATATGAGGCATGAAGTCAGCCAATTCAAAGTAGTCATACTGGGCAAAGCTGTTTTTGCCGCTCTTTTTCAGATTCATCCCTTGGAGTTCTACCCTTGCCTCCTGCAACTTTTCGTAGATGTTCATTTGCACTTCTCCTTGTAATAGCTGCAAAACTCTTTGGCCGCGCAATAATCCTGGCACTTCTTGTCCTCACCAGGGCGAATCTCAATGCTGTCGCCGCCATTGCTCGCCATCCACTGTTCCGCCTCTTCCTTGCTATCTAGCACTCTCAGAGCGGTCTTTCTCCCCTTCTTCATAACGGCGTACTTGTCCCCGCTGTTGAACCGTTCCTCCTGCGTACAGAGCGGCAATCGATCATCCGGCAATTCTCTCGCCCGCTTTACCTGGGCGATCTTCTCTTTTAACCACACTTCGATTTCCTGGAAGTCTCTCTCGGAAAAAGTAAAGTCTACTGGCTGAACCGGGAGTTTGGGATACCCCGCTTTGACCTTGGCGTCCCGTTTACTATGGTCTTTTAAAAATGCCACTACCCTGCCCCGCTTTACCGGGAACCCAGCGTCCCGAAGCATATAGGCGTAGATCAATAGCTGCCGGCGCCAGTCCTCATAATTGCCGTAGATGATCTTCCAAACAGAAGCGGTCTTGTAGTCCGTGATCCGTTCTTCCTCCTCGTTGTACAGATCAAACTGCCCGGACAACACAATCCCATCCATTTCCATCTTGAGGCGGGTTTCCTTAATCTCCCGATCTCCCTCCTTCTGTCGTTCCAGGATGGAATGGGTGGCAGTACCAAACAACAGCCAAACCATGTCCGATACATCCCGCTTAATCTCCCGGCTATGACGCCGCTCCAGCTCGGTTTCCCGAATGCCCTTTAGAAGAGAAGTCACCCGGTATTCGTTGTTCGCCGTCTCGTACTCATCCCTCTGCGCCATCTGTACAAACGCTTGGGGAAGATTCAGCTCATTGGTGATAATCATGCTTTTCTCTCCTATCTAAAAGCCTCGCTCTGCCTAACCTTTAATAGCCTGTTTTCAGCCTGCAAGTCATCGATCTTTTCCTCTAACTCTTTGATCTGGCCAAACAGGTTTTCAAGAATCTGCTCTATGATTTCGTTAGATAATGTACTCATAGCTGCGCCTCCTTGACGGCTTCTCGCCTCCGTGCTATATTGCTAGTAGGTTTATTTGTTCCTTGTGCTCTATGGGGTTGCCGCCCCTGGGGCACTTTTTCTTTCTCTATATTCAAGTTACTTTCCCCTTTCCTCTTGCCGCATTTGCTCTAGGGCTTTAAGAGCCATCCTGCTGTGACATAACTCCTGTTCGTAGTGATCCCTAATTTTGTTTATCCTTCTGGTGTCTCCGGCGTGGTATAGGCCGACTACTAAAGCCCCAACCGCTCCGCCCATAAAGAGCCCCAGGATGAAGCAGTTCATAGCTCTATCCCCATGCCAATCAGCACCAGAACAAAGGTAGCAATCTTGGCGGCTTGGATAGCCTTATCCGCTATACTGCCTCGGCGGACTTTGTATCTTTTGCTTTCCCAACTGTTATCCATGCTCCATCTCCCCATTCGGTGGGAAAATCTCATGTACCCTATTCCAAGGCTCCTGTATGAGGGCCATTACCTTTTGCATGTCCCACATTGTCCATGGAATCTTTCCCGTCATTTTGTTTGATACCGTTACCCTGCTATATCCAAGCTCCTTTGCCAAATAGGCCTGGTCTATATCAAGAGCATGTAAACATCGGCGCAGCAGATCAAACTTGCGTGCCCGAACCACGTTCCTTCGTTCCACAATCTGATCTATGATACTTGCAGGGGCAGCTTCTCGCTTTTGAATCTCTTTTAGTTCAACTGTCAACGCATCAAGAACATGCCTTGCTGTCATACGCTGCCACCTCCTGCCTCCAATACTTGAAGACAAGCAACCGCCAAGCGTTGAACCGCTTTTGTGATCTCCTGCCAGCGCGCGTCCTCAGTGCTGTCAATCTCTCCATCCGCAAGAATGGTGATCATGTCGTTGGCGTAGTCCTCCAGGCTATGCAGCCTCGCCATCAGATTCAGCGCCGCCATCGGTACTCCGCTGGGCTCGTACCCCGGCAGAATCGATTGGTACACCGGGTCCAACTGCAACGCCCGATAGCATAGGCCCGGGTCTTTGTACGCTTTGGCAAACAGCCATACGGCATCATCCGGGCAAACCAACTCTCCGTATTCATACCTTTGGATGGTCCGCACATGAAGCCCGGTGGCTTCTGACGCAGCTTCTTGGGTTAATCCCGCTTTTCGCCGTGAAGCGTAGAGGTATTCCCCTATATCCGCCATGGCGTTTTTCCTCCTTTCCGTGAGATAATGATCTTGCAAATCTCAATGTTGATCTCTTAACCTTCCTTGGGAATGTTCCTGGACTTGGCCATGTATTCTTCAAGTTCGTCCTTCCGCATCCGCCACAGCTTCTCCCCTACTTTGTATCCGGGGATAATTCCCGCCTGGAGCATGCCCCGTAGCGTGTCCTCTTTGACTCCCAGAATAGGAGCAGCCTCCTTGACAGATAGATACCGTTCCATGTTTTCACCTCCCTTGCTTCACTTCTTCGAAGTATGATATATTGTTGATAAGTACACCCTTTATCAAGGGCATCCCCTATCTGCGGGTTTAGTATATTTTACTTTAGTAAAATTGTCAATAATTTATTTTACTTTTTTCAATAAGGGATGATCATGATGTTTTGGAATCGATTTGAAGGTCTCTGCAAAGAGAATAAATGTAAGCCAAATAACGTCATGCAAGCCCTTGGACTTTCTGCGGCAACAGCAACCAAATGGAAAAACGGATCGATTCCGAATGGCGATGCTTTGCAAAAAGTGGCTGACTATTTCAATGTATCCACGGACTACCTCCTAGGGCGCACGGACAACCCGTTGCTAGAACCCCCTACCCTTGTCCTTACTCCCGATGAACAGGCCGCCGTAGAAGCGTTCCTGGCCGTATACAGAGCAAAAAAGGATTCGTAAGGGGGGAGTAAGGTGAAAATTAAAAAAAGTTACAGATTTGATGATGCAACCCATTCAGGTAGTATTGATGAGCCA